TTTATCAATGATTACTGGCCTGTTAGCGCAAGCACAGGAACGCCTAAATATTATGCACGGCAGACAAACACTAGAATTTTATTTGCTCCTACTGCAAGTGCCACTTATTCTGGCAAAATTGTTTATACAGCAAGACCCACTACTTTAACCAGTGCAACACAAACAAACTACTTTACGGACTTTTGTTATGATGCGCTATTCTATGCTTCAATGATTGAGGCAAGTAACTTTATGAAAAACTATTCTATTACGCCAGTTTATGAATCACAGTTTGCAAGTACTATTGAAGGGCTTCGTAATCAGGCACGTAGAACTAGAAGAGATGATATGCAAGCACCAGCATCGCCTGCTGGCGGCGATAATACCCTAGCAGGAGGAAACTAAAATGGCAGAAACACAAAAAGCATTAGACGCAGCTTGGGAAAAAGAGGCTAAAAGAATTGAAGGACAAATTAATAGACAAAGAACAAAAGCAGCAAAAGAAAAAATTGCTAAACGTGGCGCACAAAAACTTGCAAGACAAGCAGCACAACAAGGTATTAGAGGCAAAGCATTAGCTACTGCTGCTCGTGGTCTAGGATTTGCTACTAGCGCTGGAGGCTCAATGCTTCTTAGTGCTTTAGCATTACCAGCAGCTACTTTTGGTATTATGGCATTAAATGAGCCAGGAAGAAGAAAAAGAGTAGATGAGCAACAAACAGCCGTAGCTAAAGCTGTTGATAAACAAACACCTTCTTATATGAAAAATATTAAAGAAGGACAATCTCCTACTGATATTATGCGTAGAAACTTACAAGGCAGAGTTACTGGACCTGTAAGTAGAGCAGAAGCAAGAAGAGGAATGTCTGATATAGAAAAGAATCTTGTTGCAAAAGCTAGAGAAGCAATTGGAAGACCAATTCCGCAAGAAGGTAGCAGTTCTGGAAAAGTAATAAGAGGAACATACACAATTCAAAAAGGTGATACACTTTCTCAAATTGCTAAAGCTGCTGGCATGACACTTCCACAAATAAAAGCAATGAATCCTGAAATAACAGACTACAACAAAATTAGTGCTGGTCAAAAAATTAAAGTTGAAAAAGGAAACGCACGTTCTCCATATGAAGGCATGTCTAAATCAGAAATGGCAAAAATGTCTAAAGGCTCAAAGGCTAAGACTACTTCTAAAAAAAGAGGTGGTAAAGTTGGTAAGCCTCGTGGCGTAGGCGCAGCTATCCGTGGCTATGGTAAAGCAATGAAAGGTGGTAAATAAAATGAGTGCAGGTGCTAGTAAAGTTCTTAAAGCAATTAAAATGGTAACTAAACCAGCAGGTAAAACGGCAAAAGAATATTTAAAAAAAGATAAAACAGGAGCAACACGCGCTGGTAAAATTGCGAAGAGTGTTGTAGGCGCTACCCAAAAAGGAAGACGAACTGGGCAAGCAGTAAGAAATAAACAAGGACAAGTTTCTGGTCTTAAGCCTAAAGATATTAAAACAGCGAATGCTATTAGAACAGGTGCTATTGGTATTGGTGCAGCTGCCGCAGGATTATCTGGTATTGATAAAGAAAATTCTGCTGTATCTAGTAAAGAAGCACCTTCAAGAAGAGAAGTTCCTATTACAGAACAGCCTAAGAAAGGCCGTGAAGTTCTTACTTCAAATGAAAGAGGTGCAAAAAAATATACTGTTAAAGCAGGAGACACACTTTCTGAAATTGCAAAGAAAAACAATACTACAGTTAGAAAATTAAAAGAAGCTAACAATATTAAAAATGTAGATAAGATTAAAGTAGGACAACAAATTATTATTCCTGATGATGGAGCAGATAGAAAAAATCCATATAGAACTACTACTAATAGAGAAATGAAAACTGGTAATTATGCACAAACCAGAAAAAAATCAGAGTCTTTTAAAACAGGAAGTAGAGTTGGGAGCAAACCTCGCGGATGTGGTGCAGCTACTCGTGGTTATGGTAAAGCCATGATGCGTGGTGGTAGCGTGAAAGGAAAATATTAAAATGGCTGATAAAAAACGAGTATTGCCTGAAGATAGGGTATTAACAAAAGAAGTTTTAAAAAAAGTTTCTTCTCAAGACTTTTTAGATAGATATTTTCCAGATGAAAAAAACACAACAAGTAAAGCCAAAGGAGGCTCTATCTGTGGAAGACCTACTGGTAAAGGTTTTGGTAAAGCAAGGAAACGGTAATGCCTCTAACTAAAAAGGGTAAGAAAATATCCAAGGCTATGGAGAAAACTTATGGTAAGAAAAAAGGGAAGCAGGTCTTCTATGCGTCCATCAACAAAGGCAAAGTCAAAGGGGCAGAGCGTAAAAGGAAAAAGCAAGGTTAATGAAGCTGGTAACTATACCAAGCCCACGTTACGTAAACGGCTGTTCGAGCAAATTAAATCAGGTAGTCGAGGCGGTAACCCAGGTCAGTGGTCAGCAAGAAAGGCGCAGCTGTTGGCTAAAGAATACAAAGCTAAAGGTGGAGGATACAAAAGCTAATGGCACTGAAGAAATCACAGAAGTCTCTCAAGTCTTGGACAAAGCAGAAGTGGAGAACTAAGAGTGGGAAGAAGTCTTCAGAGACAGGTGAACGCTACTTACCAGAAAAGGCTATTAAGGCACTCTCATCGTCAGAGTATGCGGCAACAACGGCAGCAAAAAGAAAAGGAACTAAACAGGGAAAACAATTTGTTAAGCAGCCTAAAGCTGTAGCAAAGAAAACACGTAAGTATAGGAAGAAGTAATGGCAATAGATTATAGAGGTGAAAAGTTTGCTGGTTACAATAAACCTAAACGCACACCAGGACACAAAACTAAAAGCCATGCGGTACTAGCTAAAGAAGGAAATAAGGTAAAGCTGGTACGGTTTGGGCAACAGGGTGTTAAAGGAGCAGGGAAGGCTCCTACAACAGCTAAAGATAAGGCACGTAAGAAGTCTTACTATGCTAGGCACAATGCGCAGGGTAAGCCCACTACAAAACTAAGTGCAAAATATTGGAGTCATAAAGTTAAGTGGTAAGTTTCTTTTTAGAGAGAGAGGAAAAGAATGGAGCCTATAACTACGGTGCTAACAGGTATAGCACTTGTTAAACAGTCTGTAGAATTTATCAAGTCTAATATAGAAACTGTTAGAGATATAGGCGAAATTGCAGGGGCGATTGATGGATTGTTTGCAGGTGAGCAGCAAATTCAGAAAGAAAGATTCTCAAGTAAGGGAATTATTGCCTCGCATAAGTCAGTAGCATCTGATATAATAGATGCAAAGCTGGCACAAGAACAGTTGTATGAAATGTCTATGTTAATAGATATGCGGTTTGGAAACGGTACTTGGCAACAGATTGTAAATGAAAGAGCCAAGAGAATACAGGAAGAAAAGGCAGCGATAGCTGAACAAAAACGACAAGCAAAGATAAAGGCACAACACATACAAGAGATTCTAATTAAAATAGGAATAGGGTTAGCATTAGGATTGATTGGTGTATTAGGAGTATTTGGTTATATAGAGATAGCATAATGGCAATTAATAGAAGTATGACCAGCAAGCAAGTGAGCCGTCCCCCACAGAAAAGGAGGTGGTCCACAAAACGTAAAAAGTCTATTGACTGTACAAATCCAAGAGGTTTTAGTCAAAAGGCTCACTGCGCTGGTCGCAAGAAAAAAGCAAGGAGACCGTAATGGCAACATCAGGTACATATAGTTTCTCAATGGATATTGATGAAGTAATCCAAGAAGCTATGGAGATGATTGGCGGTGAAGCAACTCTAGGTGAAGAGCCTCGTTCTGCTAGACGTTCAATCAACCTACTACTACAGGACTGGCAGAACCGTGGTATTCAATTGTGGACTATTGGAACTACGGCAGTTACTGTCACTACCAGCGTTACATCTTATACGCTTGGTGCAGAAAACATTGATGTACTTGAAGCAGTAGTTAATCGTAGTGGTACTGACATACAGCTTGAGCGTATCAGCATGGAAGAGTATATGAAAGTTCCACGCAAAGGACAGACTGGTAGACCTACACAGTTTGCTGTACGCCGTGGTAGAGATACTGCTACTGTGTATCTATGGCCTATTCCAGAAAATAGTACAGACACAATAAAGTTTGAAGTAGTGCGTTACATTCAGGATGTGTCTCGCTCAAGCCAGACTGCTGATGTGTCACGTAGATTCTTGCCTTGCCTAACTGCAGGGACTGCTTACTTCATGTCAATGAAAAGACCTGGTGTAGATGCAGGACGTATTCAAATGTTAAAGCAAGAGTATGAAGAGCGTCTGCTTCGTGCGCAAGAAGAAGATAAAGAACGTGCAAGTATTTATATGCGGCCTAGATTGAGGTACGTTTAATGTCAACTAAAACTGCTTTAGCTATATGTGACGTTTGTGGATTTAGGTATCCAATGCGTCAAATGAAAAAAAATAGCTATAATCTTTTAGTTTGTCCAAACGATTTTGATGGTGGGTATGATTTAAAGAACCATCCACAAAATAGAACACCTTATATTTATCAAGAAGAAATTGTAAGAAATGCCCGTCCTCCTAGCAATGCTGACAGAAATATTAATTGGGAAGATGGAGAAACTTGGGAAGAAACTAGCAAGAACTGGAACCAAATATAATGACAGACTTAACAGGCAAAAAAATATCAAATACTTATAAAGAGTTATTGAAAGTTAAGACAAGTGTTGATAACACTGGTATTGATAGCACAGTAAGATTTATTGAAGATGGGGCTGGTAATAATACTGCTCTTAAACTTTCCAATAATAAAGTAGCTTCTAATGGTAATGTATCTGTAGGA